CCCCGGCATCAACCGTGCCCGCCATATGGCCCGGGATGACCCGCCCGGTCGGGGCCGTCTTTCCGGCTGCCAAATTAGGAGGTATTCCGATAGGGGAGGGCGGACTTGAACCGCCCTTCCATAGGGAGAAGAGATGTAAGAACCCTACTCGCCGTGCTGGCCCCCCGTATCTACTGATTTACGCACCCTCTGGCGAAGGACTTGATCTCCTTTTCGGAGTAGCCCAGGAATAGGAGAACTGTAGAGATGTCTGGTTTTAAGAAATCAACCAGCTTTTGTATGGTGGTAACGCTCATTTTGGTATCACCAGCTTCGTTTTTTCGAAGCGTAGTGGCGTTAATACCAATTTCTCGTCCAAGGGCCTCCATGGAATCAATATCGATGTCACAGCGGCGCATCTTGATCTCCTTCCAAAAGGCTTCTTTTGCCTTTATTCGGTCACACTCGGCGTACTTTTCCGCTAATTGCCTGATTCTCGGCATTGTCTCCAGCTCCTTTCTGTTTTTTGCCCTGCCATCATCAGCGCCGGGCGGGCGGTCCCGGCGGACGGCCCGGAGGCCGTTTCGGCTTTACATTCTTTCGGTATCAAAAAACCGTAGCGTAATTTCTTTCTTATCGTACTTTCCCCAGCGCATTTCTTCACACAGCATTTTCAAATAGCCATGGGCGGTTCTCAAATCAAAAGATTTTGGGTCGCCAGACCAAACGCTTGTGAATTCGCTGGCATCGTGCAGGTTGCTCTGAATCGCTCGTTTCTGGGAAACGTAATTTTCGTTTGCTTCAAATCGTTGCAGATACCGAACGCCATCCCGGATAATCTCAACTTTTTTCATATCAATTTCCTTTCTTTCATCGGGCGGGTTGCCCCGCCCGGTGTGTTACTGGTTTACCCGGATGGTGTAGGCGGGAACTCCGTGGGGGAATCCGTATCCGCAAGCCGTATCGTTCCGGTTAGCGGCGTTCATTGCGTCCACCGCATTGCTGGCCTGTTTCAGGCTCTTCCAGCTTTCAATCTTGGCTTCGCAGCCATCGGGGAACTCTGCCCAGATCTCAAAACGCTTCATAGTGTGATCCTCCTAAAATGTTGTCTAATTCCTTGAATTTTTGTTGGGTATGTGCTATATTGTAGGTGGTTTATTACTATGGTCATATTATACACACTAATTTAGTGATTGTCAAGCACTAAATCACTATTTTCGTGAAAAAATTTCAGGAGGTGAATCCAATGAATTTTTCAGAACGTCTACTTGATCTCATGAAAGAAAAAGGGGTTAAGTGGAAGATGGTCAGTGGAGATTTGCAAATTGGAATCAACCAGAAACGATACTGGGAGACGCACGACAATCTTCCGGATGGTGACACGTTAAAAAAACTTGCTGACTATTTTGGTGTTTCTATCCCATATTTGATTGGCGATACTGATGATAGAGGCGCAAAAAAAGCCCCTACGCCCGGAACGAACGTAGAGGCTATGTATATTGCCGAACTGGCTAACAGTTTGCCGGATCAGAAGAGAAAGAGAGCGGTTGCTTATCTCCTTGAGCTTCAGAAAGAAGCTGATTCAGAAAAGTGACAAATTTTTCCTGTTTCTCCTCCGGTAAATCCATGTAGATGGCCGCAATTTGTTCGGTTGTCATAGCGTTTTCTTCCTTTCGCAAATAAATTTATAGATTAGGGATGTGTTGCCGATGCCTAAGTGTAGTAGGTGTGGACGCAAAGGATTTTTTCTAAAACTTGAAAATGGCTTATGTAGTAACTGCGTAGCTATAACCAAAACGGAAACTGAGATCAAAGAACTTTCGGAAAAGAAAGATATTCTTCAAGGCGAACTGGATAGGATTTCTGAAAAGCTCTCCGATAGTGAAGCGACATACAGAAAGTTGGCCGAAGAAGCCAGACAAGACGGAGCCAAACAAGCGGAAAAGGAAATGGCCGATAAAATTGCAGAATCAAAGAGGATTTTGCAAGAAAATCTTTCCCAGGCAACAGCAGCGGAATCAAGGCAGCTGATTGCAATGGAAGCAGAACGGAAGTCTGAAAAGAGTGTTGCGTCAGCAGATAAGAAAATTCGCAAATTCAAGGAGCTGCTTTCTTCCGTTCAAAATGCCATTGATATGTCTGCTACGGATTATCCAGAGTCTCCGGAAGAAATCTCTAGGCTGCTGTCGGAATTGGACGATTTGCTGTCTCCTTCCGTAAAGGTTGAATTGCAATGCCTTGGTATGCGGGACCTTCGCAAGCGGTACAAAGAAAACGAAAAGCTGATACTGGAAGTTCTTGATAAGTACAAGGCACGCTACACCACCAAGGCCAACTCCGCAATCTACGCACTCACTACCATAGCCGCAATTTCAGAATTGCAGAATGTCCTTGCTAATCTGAAGTTTGGAAATCTGGAAAAGTCTGTGGATCAGATGAAAGAGTTTATGCAGAAATTCTACTTGATTGCCGCTGATGGAAACCAGAGCATTGCGCCCACCATGCGTAAATTTATCGGTGAGTTGGAATATCTTTTTGGGCAATCTATCCATATCGAATATGAGTATTATGTCCAAAAGGAACGGGCCAAAGAAGAGCAGCGGGCAATCCGAGAGCAGATGCGCCAGGAAGCAGAAGAACGCAGGGCTTTGGAGGCAGAGCGTAAGAAGGTAGAGAAGGAAGAAGCTAAGTACACCGATCAGATAAACCAGGTGCAGGAGCAATTACACGCCACCTCTGATGTGGAAAAGATTACACAGCTGGAAGCCAGATTGAAAGAGCTTCAAGCTCAGAAGGCACAGGTAGAGGAAGAGAAGGAACAAATCATCACATTGCAGAATGGTAAGGCAGGCAATGTGTATGTGATCAGCAACTTGGGAGCATTCGGCGATGATGTGTTCAAAATTGGAATGACACGCCGTGCGGAGCCGCAGGACCGTGTGGATGAATTGGGTAGCGCAAGCGTTCCGTTCCCATTTGATGTTCATAGCTTCATATTCTCGGATGATGCCGTCGGGCTTGAAAACAAGATTCATAAAATACTCAATGATCGCCGTGTCAACAAGGTAAATCTTCGGAAAGAATTCTTCCGAATTTCCATTGATGAGTTGGAGCAGCTGGTAACGGAACTAGAGCCTACCGCAGAATTCCGGCGGACAATGGTTGCAGAGCAATACCGGCAAAGTCAGTCTATCACCGTGGTATCCGAAAATCCGGAGGACGGTATGGATGAGGAAGATGATTGAATAACTAAGTTGATGGTACTGTTGTTAGCCGGTATGAGATTATGCTTGATGGCAGGAAGGCCGTGGAACAGAATCAATTGGCTGGAATGGCTGCCGCTTGGAACTGTCTAAGGGATTTTCTTCAAACAATCTTCCCTTTTCTTCCGCTGTAAGCATTTCCGTTTCCCGTTCCCACGCCGGAGGCTTGTTAAGCCCTGTAAACTCAAAATCCTTGCACTTTAAATCTTTCCCGCAGCCGAGCAGATAGATAGCGGTGGAGCCGGGATTGTAGAGCCATGCGCAGTGCTTGCAATTGTAGCACGCAACGCTTTTGCACTTGGGGAGATCGGTAGCGTCCATAAGAGCGATTCTCTTTTTGTGGTGAGCAAGCTGCCTTTTCAGATCTTCTTCCTCTTTTTCCCACCGGCGAAAACAAAGGCTCCATCCAATAGAGCAGACGATCAGTACAGCGGATTGAATTACAATGATTAGGTTTGCGTCCATTTTATTTGCTCCTTTCAAATCGGCTATCGCCGTAAATTATAGCTTCTTATTTGATTTAATTCTAGCACAAACTTTCGCATTTCACAACGTTTCATTTCGGTGATTATATTCGAACTTCTGTTTGAATATAGTTATAATATCTAAGCTGTCCGATAAATAGGACAGACAGAAAAGGAAGGGAAGAAAAATGAAAAGATTTTTTGCGCTGATCCTGTGCCTGTGTATGGTGCTGGCTGGATGTGGTGGGGCGGCACCGGCGGAGACAACAGAGGCCCCCACAACGGAAACCACACAACCGCCTATTTCCATTGAGGAATATAGTCAGATGGTATCTGATTCTGCTGCCAAAATTGAAAAGGCAGCTCTTGGCGTTGGTAACCTTGCTCTTTATCAAGTTAAGTTTATGACAAATCTCAGCAAGATTTCCGGAAATACGAATGTTCCGGATGACCTACTGGAAAAGTCATTGGCATGGATTGAGAAGAATAGCGATTACACAAAAGATTCGATGGACGCAGATTTTAAGGAAAACAGCGCAGATTATAAAGCCATTATGACGGTAAAAGCGCCGGAAGAGGCTGCAAAAATAGAAGAACTCTATGATACTTATTTCACGGCATATTTGAACCTTTACAATCTGGCTATGCACCCATCCTCCGCAGACGCTCTTGCAACAGATGGGAACGAGTATATCAAAACAATTTCCACTGTAAAAAGCCAACTGGATATTTTACTGTCTGAATAAAACCTGATACATAAATACGCCCGGCCCCCAGTGCCACCGAGGGGCCGGGCTGCCACCGGATCAATTTCCATCCCTTGCCGGTAAGCACTTTTATGGTACGCAACCATTGCGTATCCGTAAAGGTGCAAATTAGTAATATAAGCACTATGAGAGAAATATCATGTTTTGTCTCGGAAACATAAGGACATCATAATAAAAATCATGGAAGAAATTAAAATAATACAACAAATATCGACAATTTGCGACAATCTGCCAGCAAAAATGAAAAAGGCCAAAGAAGACCAGCACAAAACCAACCAGCAAATCATTGACAGCACCGGCCTGAGCGAATCCACTGTGAAGAAATTTTTCTCCGGGCACTTGACCGGCCCCAGCATTTATGATGTGACCGCTATAGCCATAGCCCTTGGCCTATCCTTAGATGAGCTTATGGAGTTGGCCCCGCCGCAGGAGGACCAAACCGCAGAATTGGAACGTCTGCGCTTGGAGCTGGCCCACAAAGAGGAGCTGCTGGAAGAAAAGGATCATGCGATAAGCCGGCTGCTGGATAGGAGCCGCATCCAGGAGGAGGGAGTCGCTCTCCGAAATACCCAGATTATACAAAAAGATAAGATCATAGCCCAAAAGGATGCGGATATCAAAGCGGTGCGCAAGGCGGATCGGCCCCTTATTTTTGGGCTATGCGGCTTGTGCATACTGTTTACCATCGTCTGGGCTATCTATGTTGTCCTGGATGCCCGCAATCCAGATCAGGGATTGATACGGGCAGGTGGAGAAATCTCCGCCATTATCTGGCTGGGTGCTGTCTGCGTTGTGGTGTTGCTGGTGGTGCTCCTGCGCATTACGGTTAATCAGGCCAAGAGGTAGAAAAATGGGAAGAAAAAAGAAAGCGCCGGATATCCGCCTGCCCAAGATTGAGC